GATTCTTTGATATCAACACTGGAGTTGAAGACGAGAAGGGAGCTAGAGAAAAACTTATAACAGATAGAGAGAGCATACAGAAATCTGGAGATAACGAAGCGTATAACTTACATATACAGAATTACCCATTAACTGTAGAGGAAGCATTCCTAAATACACACTCAGCAAGATTTGATATAGCATTAATAAACGCACAGAGATCTAGGATACTTTCGAGTAAAGATAATAGAAGTCAAATACAAAGTGGATTCTTAGATTGGCAATTAGGAGAAGGAGATCCTGTAGTAACATGGAGACCTCATCCAACTGGTCCTTTTAAAATATTAGCTCATCCTGAGAAGGAATATAAGAATTTAGACATAGGTGGAATTGACTCTTATGACCAAGATCAAGCTGGAGCCTCAGATTCTTTGGGTAGTGCGATAATTTATCGTAGATTTGCAAACACAGATATGCCAAGTGATTACGTGGTTGCTGAATACACTGATAGACCTAAGAAGAAGGAAGATTTTTGGGATGGTTGTCTGAAATTAGCAGTGTACTATAACGCTAAGATGTTGGTGGAATATACAAAGATAGGTATTTTAGATTACTTTAAGCGTATGAATGCATTGAAGTACTTAAAGGAAAAACCAGAGTCCGCACATAACCCTGGAACGAAAACTAGAAATACATATGGTGTGCATATGAATAAGCAAGTGAAGGCATTGATGGAAGATTTAATAGATGATTACTTAAGAGAAGGCGTTCAAGATATATGGTTTATAGACTTGATAGATGAGCTTGCTAATTATGGATTACAAAATACGGATCGTGCTATGGCATTTGGTCTTTGTTTGATTCATAATATTGACAATTATAGAATGAAAGCATCTATAAAGGAGAAAGTAGAAGATATGGGATTTAAATATTATAAAATGGGGTACAATGGAACTCCGATAGAAATAAAATAAAACTATGGCTAAAAAATACACATCAATGCCTTCGATGGTAGTTGGAGACAAAGAAAAAAATGACGAATGGTGCGAGCAAGTTCTTGACGCTATAGTAAGTTATATGGGTACTGACGGAGGCACTTACGCCTCTTCAAGAGCTAAGGATATTAAAAACTATCAAGTATATAATGGATCAATAAACCAATCTGACTACAAGTACATTACAGAACAGTATGGTTTGACATATCCAGCTAGGTTAGTAAATTATCCTATCATTACACCTAAAATTGATCTATTAATTGGAGAAGAATTAAGAAGACCTATTGACATGAAAGTAACAACAGTGAATAAATCCGCTGTTATTAGAAAGCAAGACCATAAGGTAGGATTGATGATGAGATCATTACTTGATGAATTTCATACTGAGATGAAAGAAACAATGAAGATAGATGTCAAGGAACAAGGACAAGGACTTCCTGTACCTGAAGATATTGAAACTTATATGAAGTATAACTATCGCGAGATGATAGAAGAGACAACTCAGGACGGATTAGAATATATATCTAATAGATATAACCTAAGAGATGTATTTAAAGAAGGATTTAGAGATTTACTTGTAACTGCAAAGGAGTTCCATAAAGTAAGTATACAAAACGGAGATCCTTATGTAAGGAGAGTAGATCCTAGAAATATAATATTCGACACCTCTTCTCATTCAGATTACCTAGACGATTGTTCTTGGGTGGGTGAAGAAAGATGGCTTTCTGTTAATGAGATTAATGACGAATTTAAAGAAGGACTAACTACTGAGGATTTATTAGAGCTTGATAAGATGCGTAATATATATGCTGGTGGCGATATGAATAACTATAACTCTGGCTTTGAATGGGTGGATGCTGGTCAAGGTAAAGAAACTAGAATAAGAGTGGTAACTGCTGAGTGGAAATCATTAAGAAGTATTAAGTTTAAATTATCAGACAATAAGTATGATCCTGCAAGACCATTTAGAAAGATGGTTAAAGACACTTATAGAAAAAGAAAAGGTGATAAGATTGAAAACAAATGGGTGGATGATATTTGGGAGGCTACTAAAATAGGTGGTAAGATTCTAGTTAACGCTAGACGAAGAGATAATCAAGTGAGAAGCGTAGATGATCCAGGAAAAACTCCATTATCTTATGTAGGTTGTGTAAAAGGTAATACTACAGGTTCTCCTGCTTCTATTATCGACTTATTAGATAACGTACAAATGCTTTATAATATTGTTGTCTACCAAATAGAACTTGCTATGGCTCGTTCAGGTGGTAAGGCTGTAGTATATGATGTAGCTCAATTACCAACTAATGTAGGTATGGATATTCAACAAGTTCTTTATCACTTAAAGACAGACGGTATTATACCAATTAATTCTAAAGACGAGGGTAATCAAATGAGTTCGTTTAATCAATTCCAACAAATTGACTTTACTTTATCCCAATCTGTACAGCAATTAATTAACCTTAAGGTGATGCTAGAGGATATGGCTGGGCAAATATCTGGTGTAACTAAACAAAGAGAAGGTGCTGTAGAGAAGTATGAGTATGTAGGTAATGTACAGAGAAGTGTAATGCAATCATCTACAATTACTGAAAGCTGGTTCTATTCTCATGCTGAAGTTAAGCAAAGAATCTTAGAAAGATTATGTAATCTTATGAAGGTTGCTTGGGCTGGAGGAAAGAAAGCTGGAATGATATTAGGTGATGGTGCTTATAAATTCTTAAACGTAATGCCAGACATTGCCTTACAAGACTTTGGTGTTTATGTAGGTGATAGTGGTAAGGACGATGCTATGAAGCAAGTTGTACAGCAATTATCTCAAGCTGCATTACAAGCTGGAAGTGTAGATCTATTAGGTGTTGTTAAAGTACTTAGAGCAGATACAATGACTGAGGCTGAGAAAGTATTAGAACAAGCTATGGATGAAATGAAAAAACAACAAGAAGCTGCAATGGAACAGCAAATGCAACAACAACAAGCTGCTGCCGAACAGGAGAAAGCTAAATTTGAAGCTGAAGCTCAACTTAAACAAATGGATAATGAGGCTAAACTACAAGTTGCTCAAATTGCTGCAGAGTCTAGACTTGAGGTGGCTAAGCTACAAGCTCAAGTGGACAGAGATCTTCATGATACTAAAGAGAGAAACGAAATGGATAAAAAAGCTGCTGATTATTATATAGAAAGAAAAAATAAGCAAGACGAGTCGGAGCAGAAGGCTGTCGGACAGAAGCAAGCTGATAATAAAAAAGCTGGAACATCCACAACGTCAGACGATTTAAAAAGAGCAGCACAGAAGTTATAATAAATAATTCGTATATTTGCAAATCACGGGGAGTATTAATTTAAATAAAATAAAATGTCAAAAGAAGAGTCGAAGTTAGTAGAAGAGGTTGTAGATACAACCGAAACTACGGAGGTAAAAGATGAATTTAATCCATTAGCATTTTCAGAAGATGTTTATGGGGAGATTGGAGCCACAACAGAAGCACTAACCAAAGATGCAGATTCAGAAGAAGTGGAAGGTACAGAAACCACTGAAGAAGACCAGGCAGATGGTTGGGGTTGGGATTCTGAGAAAAAAGAAGAAGAAGAGGAAACTAAAACAGAAGAAGAATACAATTGGGAAGATGAAGAAGAAGCTAAGGTTGTAGACGCTGTAGAAAAACCAGCTGATGGATTAAGCTGGAGTGATGTAGGTAGTGAATTAGGATTAGAGGTAAACTCTAAAGAAGAGTTCTTAAAAACTATCAATGCTTACGCTGAATCAATGCAGCAGCAACAAGCTCCTGCTAATAATCAAATCACTGAACTAAGAAATTACTTATCTTTTAGTGATAGAGATTTAGTAGCAGAAGAATTAAAGGCTGATGGCATAGAAGCTTCAGATATTGAAGACTCATTAGACAAGCTAGAAGATTCTGGTATGATGAAGATGAAGGCTAAGAGTATTAGAAGAGTTATAGGTAATTCTATAGATCAACAAACATCTCAAGCTAAGAATGAGAAAGAACAAACTCAAAAGACTCAACAGAAACAAGCTACAGAAGCAAAGCAAAATTTAAAGAAAGAAATCAAGAACATGGATCAATTCATGGGAGGGAAAGTAACAAAGAAACAGAAGGAAGAAGTTTATCGCTACGCTACAGGTAGTATGAAGAAGGATATATATGCAGATCACGCCAATGTTGCTGATGTCGCTATGTTCATGTTATACCGCACGCAAATCGAAAAGATTCTTCGTTCTCAAGGTTTAGAAGACGGTAAGGCATCTATTATGAATAGTATTGTTTCACCTAATCTAAACACTGGAAAAAGCAAGTCTAACTTCAAAGTGAAGTCAGGTACGTTTGATCCAAAAGCGTTCATGAACGAGTAAGTCTAAAAAAAGTAAGTCAAAGACTGCTAAAGGTTGAAAGTTAATTGAGCAAACAATAAAAATGTTTAATTAATAAAAAAAAATTTAAAATTATGGCCGTAACTTCAACGGGTACATATGGAAAAGGAACAACAGCTGCGAATGCACTTAACGCAAACTTGTTGCAACATCCAGAAATCGCAAGAACTTTAATATCTCTTTACCCAAGATATTCAATGACATATCTTTTAGAAAGAACTAGAAGAATGGCAAGTGAAAAAGTTTTAGGAGACAATTCTTACGAATGGAAAGTAATGAATCGTCTTAATAGAAAAACTGTAATCAAAACACATGGTACACCTGCTGGTGGATCTGGAGGTGGTGCTGCTGCTGCTGGAGTAAACATTGTAGATTTAATATTTGCACCAACTGATGGTGGAACTGCTGAATCTCAATTTAACTTATATGACGTAGTTAGATTCCCTTCTGGAGCTACTGGATTAGTTGTTGCTCAATCAGATGCTGCTGCTCACAAATACACAATCGAAGCTATTACTGATGTTACTGCTGCTGATAACACTGCTAACTCTGTAGTTGGTAGAATCGGTTCTGCATTCCCTGCTGGTTCTGCTGGGTCTGATGTTGGTGAGAACAATGCTTATCCAGATACTTACAAGAACTGGATGACTACAAACAGAAAGAAATGTACAATCACTGGTAAAGATGCTACTGATGTATCTTGGGTTGAAAATAATGGTCAATCACTTTGGTACTTTACTAAAGAGCAACAAATGATGGACCAATTCATGTATGAGCAAGAATTACAAAGATGGTACGGACAAAATTCTGTTGTAACTGCTGCTACTAACTACTCTGCGACTAACACTGATATCATTACTGATATTGCTGCTGGTACTTATGCTGATGGTTCTGCAAGAGCTGCATCTGCAACTACTGACGGATCATTCGTTATTGGAGATGGTGTATTAGCTCAAATTGCTGCATCTAATCAAGCTTCTTATTCAGCTGGAACATTAACTGAAGATATTATCACTGAGTTTATTGGTAAAATCTCTTTAAATGCAACTGCTGCTGACGGAAACGAATGGGTGGTGTTTACTGGTACTGAAGGACGTATCGCATTCCACAGAGCTATGAAAGATCTTATTGTTGCTCCTGCTGGTGCAATGACTGGAGGTTCTATGGCTGATGTTAAAGCTGGATCTGATATCTCTTTAGGTGGAAACTTTACATCTTACTATGCTTTAGGTAATAAAATTACTATTGCTTACTGTCCAGTATTTGATGATCCGCACGTTCATGGTGCTTCAGGTGGAACTAACTCATTTGGTGATACAAGATTGAAAGAATCTATGAAGATGGTATTCATGGACTTCGGTTCAACTTCTGGTGTTTCTAACGTAGAGTTAATCACTAAAGGTGCTAACGGAATTAATCGTTCATTAGTTAAGAAATATGTTGGTGGTATGGTAAACCCTTACGATACTAAATCAATGATGGCTGCTAATGGTGATGATAGATTCCAATGTCACGTATTATCTGAGACAGGTATTATCGTAAGAAACCCGCTTTCTTGTGGTATTTTATCTGCATCATAATTAATTCAATAATTTGATAGAGGGAGGCTTCGGCCTCCCAATATCGCT